CTTTCCTTTTTCTCTTTAATTCAATATGTTGATTGACTTGTTGCGTCTTCATAAGTTTTTATTGTTCAACCATTTCTCTCTAAGAAATATTTATTAATAACTGTTTCTACATTCTCTTGTATTTGTAATGTTTCTATATCACTTTGATTAGTTAATTTATGAGTAGCTGTTGTGGGTTTGGTTTTAAATCGTGCTTGTCAGGTTCAATCTATATGCCATCGAAAATCTGTAGCTTCTGCAACCTTTTTTATAACATCAAAGCAAGTAGTATAATCAAACTCTATATTTATAGAGCTTCAATAATCGTCTATATTTCATCAACTATAGCTTATTAAAGTTCAAGAATATTGTGTGTTAAAATAATCTATAGAATCTTTGATTGTTTGTGCAGGGTCTTGGTTTTCTGTTGGCGTATATCAAGCATCAGTATAATTTATACTTTTTAATAGGCTTGCTATTCATAAACAAACCAAAGTAATAGTTTGTGAATTAGTTTTATATCATCTAACTATCTTGCTTATAAATCCATAATATATTTGTAGTCATGTATTATTTGTATCATTCTCATAAACTTTTATTAAATCTCATTCAATATATGTGGTATCAGTAAATTTTAAATTCAAACCTATAGTTAATTGTCATTGTCATCAATTCATAGTTTCTGAAAAAGAAATTTCTGACATAATAATCTTTGGACTTATTGTGCTTTTATAAACATTAGATTTTGAGTAAATTTTTACTTGATAGGTTTTATTCATAATTTTAAAGAGGTTTAAATATTTTAATGGTACATATAATTAACTTTTTACTTCAATCGCTGTTAAATGATTTTCACTTCAATTGTCTATAGGTATTTCTTCTTATATATTGCTGTTATATCACAAGTAAAGGTTGCTCATCAACTAAATGTAAAGATAGTTGTATTTCATCATACATCTAGGATTGGGAATGTTCATGTATAATCTACTGCTAGTGAATTTATTGTTACTGTTTTATTTTCTCAATCTATTATAATAACATCATTGGCATTTATTGTTTCAGCTATAGTGATAGTGTTATCTCATATATTTACTGCTACACTAGATAATGCTGTAACTGTCGCACCAAATATAATATATATCCTTGGTTCTGTCTCTATACTTCAATTACTAACTATCTCCTCTGTTAAATCTGCACTTATATTTAAGAAACTTATACTTTCTTCTGTCTTAGCATAGAAATGAGGTTCCATAGTTGTAAATGTCATCTGCACATTTTGAACAAATGATATATTATAATACTTTCTATTGAATTTAAGACTTGTTATACTGGCTTTCACTCTCCTTATCTCACTATTAATAGTTATTTCTAAATATCATTCTGTCTCTCTAGTGTTTTCTTTGAAGCTATCTATTAATGTATTTAATCAATCTTCTGTAGTAGAAGTTAAAGCTATATCTAATCTTATAACTTTCTTCCTGTAATAACGACCTAATACTCATCATCAATCAACTCTAGGTGCATTAAATGTTTTAAAATCTATTGTTCATAAATCATCATGGTTACTATTGGTTACTCTTTTTGTAGTTCAATCATTTAAAGAATATCAATTAAAAATAAAATTATCCTGCGTTGCTACTCAAGCAGGTGCTGCTCATCATCATAATAATACTGCATTCAATAAGTTTGAGTTTAACATTATTTTTAATTAATATAAAATTAAGAGATACCTTGCTCTCTTTGTAATTGTATTTTTCTAGCTAATTCGGAAGTAAGCACATCTATATCTGTTTCGTTTGCTACTGTTACTCATCATAAATTAATCTCTATTCATTGGTTATTTGTTATCTCGTTATTTGGAACTATCTTTCAATGGGAACTAGGCACAAACATTTCAGGTCCGTTTTCTCATACTAAATATTCTCTGCCACTAGCTACAGGTCATCACATAGCTCTAGCTCATGAACTTCAATTTGCACTTCTTCTTGCTGCTGCTAATGCGTGTGCTTTTGCTATTAAAGCGTCATACATAGCGACTTGTTGTACATGGTCGAATGCTAATACTGCCATCCATTTCTTTTCAAAATCAGCTTTTTTAGCATATAAAGCCATAAACTTTTCTTGCTCTACCACCAATGCCGCAGTTTTTAAATCTAATTCCTCTTGTATCTTCTCTGCCTTTACTGCGTAATCTTCTCTTATCTTCTCTATACCAGTTAATTCGTTATATTCTCTTTGTTTATCTATTTGGGCTTGTAGTAAAGCTGATTCCTCTTCTCATATTCAATTAAATGCTTGTCATTTCTCCGCTTGTAATGCACTCAATTCAGGTTGTTCTTCTGATGTTACACCTCACTCTTTTATCTTCGCTATAGCATCTTGGATTTCTAAGAATCTTGTAGCAACGTCTTTCGCTTCTCATTCCCCTAATTTATTTAGTTGTGCTTTCAGGTTTCATATCTCGCCTATCAAATCCTTAACTGTATCGTATGATGTTTCAAAAGCTTCATTTATTTTATCTAAATCATATTCTTTACTTTTTTTTAGTTCTTCATTTGTTTTACCAACAGCCTCTTTTAATTTTTCTGCGTCTTCTATTGCTGTTTCAGATTCTTCTTGCATTGTTTTATAAGCATCAAATGCTCATTGACCTAGCGTTTCTAATGTAGCTTCTGCTTCTTGAATACTCATATCCAATCATCATATTTCTGCTCACGTTTTTAGTATTTGGTCTTGCACAATAGCAAAGGCTACATTCATATTTTGTCATGCTCATTGCGTTGTTCCTCATAATTCTCTCGTCTTTTCATCTACCTTGCTTAGAGCGTCATATTCAGCTTGAAGTGATTTAAGTTTTTCTATTCTATTTCTAATAGCTTCTTTTGTGTTCATAACAAAAGCATTTGTTTGTACTATTATCCCATCTGTTACTTTACCAACAGCCTTATTATATTCGTCCTCTGTTAATATTCATAAATTTTTCTCCTCTGTTAGTTTTTTAATTGCATCAAAATTTCATTTTATAGATGTATTATTTTTATTTATCTCATCATTTAAATCGGTATATCTTTTTTGTACTTCATTTGTTACTTCTGCTAATTTTTCACTTTCAGATTTCATTTTGTTAAACCAAGATGCTAATAACATTAATCAAGCAGATAATAATGCTACTCAACCTATTATAGCGGTCATTGGTCATCATAAAACCGCTATTGCCACTCATAATAATGTAACTACAGCAACTACTCAAAATAATGTAGCGGCTAATCAAGGATTTGCTCTTGCCCATTCTCCTATCATTTCTATTATCGGAGTCATTCATTGAACTGCTTGTGTTAATATTGGTATAAAAGCAGTACCCAAAGTTTCTTTCATAGAATCAATACTATCCTGCATATTTGATACTGCACCTTGAAATGTATTTGATTGCATTTCCATAAGATTTGCAAACTTACCACCCTCCTGTGTCATCGTTTTGAATGCTCATTGCACATCAGAAAATCATATCTTACCTGCTGCAACCATTTTACTAATCTCTCATTTAGTTACTCATAGATTTTTAGCCAATTCAGAAATCATAGGAACTCAAGCAATAGTAAATTGCCTTAATTCTAATCAACTCATTTTACCTGCAATCTGTACTTTACCAAAAGCCAGTGCAAGTCTATCAATAGGGACACTTAATCAAGAGGATACATCTCACAACATTTTCATAGTTGGTATCATATCTTCTGACGCAGTTCCCATAGCAAGTAATTGTTTTGCTGTCTGTCTAATACCTGTTAATTCAAAAGGTGTTCTTTTAGCAAACTCTGTTAATCTTTTTAACATATCTTCTGCTGCTTCTCAACTTCATAACATAGTCGTAAACGCAACTCTAGCTTGTTCTAGATTTCAAGCCAATTCTATAGTTGAACCAATAAACTTTTTCATAACCATAGCTATTCATATTCAAGCAGCGGCTTTTGCTATTGCTCAAAAACTACTTTTCATAGCAGTTGCAGATGTTGCAGATTGTTTTTTCATATTCACTAAATCAGCAGAAACCTTTTTAAGCTCTCCACTCATTTTGTTTTGGGCTGTTAAGACCAATTCTACATTATAATCTGTACTACCTGCCATTAATTATGGTTTTTTACGAGATGAAGTTTTATTTGAACCTGCTCTTTGTTTTTCTCTCTCGTGTTCGATATGTTCATGTTGTCTTTCCTGCATCATCATATCATAATGCAAATTTAATATATT